AAAAATTTATCCCTCACAACTTCCTACAACAAAAGAATTGAGGCAAATAGGAAACGCTCTCTCAAAGAGAGAAGTTACAGGCCATGTTGCCCTGGAGGCTTTGAGACAAGTAATTTTGGTAGAAGATGAGATAACTCGTAAATGGTTAATTCGAGTATTTGAGAAGAATTTAAGGTTCGGAATGTCTGAGAAATCAATCAATAAAGTATTTCCGAATTTAATACCCATGTTTGAGATTGGATTATGTGATGTATTTGATCCAAGTGAGGATGAAAAATCACTTCCAAAGGGAGAGTGGATAGTAGATCCAAAATTGGATGGATTACGTTGCTTGTGCTTCGTGGACTCCTCAGGAAACTGTAAGTTTATGTCTCGAGGAAACAAGCAATTGCACAATACAGAGCATATTAAAAATGAGATCAAATCAGTTGGAATACGAGATTTCGTTTTGGATGGAGAGATAATGGCTAAGGATTGGAATGAGACAGTATCTATAGTTCATACCGAGAAATCGCATAAAGACGCCGTTAAATTGGGCTTATACGTGTTTGATATGTTGACCATGGATGAATGGGACACCAAAAAAACGCATACGTTGAAAACTCGAAAGTTAAGAGAAGGGTTGATACCCAAAGGAAGCAAGTACCTCCATACTGTACCTTACGTTCATGTTCAAACGTTTGAAGAGGCAAATGCAGAATTGAAATTGTATTTGAAGAAGGGATTTGAGGGAGCAGTATTGAAAGAGTGGAACAGTGAGTACCCTTTTGGACGAGGAAAACAGTGGTTGAAATGGAAGCCGTTTTGGACTACTGAAGTCACTATTTTATCCATGATAGAAGGTAAGGGAAGAAACAAAGGCAGATTGGGAAAGTTTGTATGTGATTTCAATGGAGTAGAGGTTGAGGTAGGTGGAGGATTTTCAGATGAGATGAGGCACGAGTTTTTTGATGATTTTGGTAGTTACAAAGGACGATTGATAGAAGTTAAATATTGGGGCGTTACTATCAATAAGAGTCTCAGACATCCGCAATTTTTAAGATTTAGAGTGGATATGGAATAGGAGGATATTATGGCTACGACTGAGAAGATAACTCAACAAGTAGGGACGGTGTTATTGGGTACTCGAAGAGCATTGGAAACTATAGATCAATTTTCAAATCGGTTGACTGAAGATTATGCCAGAAAAGAGTTTTTGTTTCAAATACAGAAGGAATTGGGAGCAGCTATTCGACATGCCACTTCTATAGAGGTACTTTCCCACAGTCGAATAGAAGAAGTTTTTCAGAAACAAGCAAAGCGAGGGTTATTGAGGTAAGCGTCTAAAATACTATATAATGGTAGCAAGGAGTAAGTATTGTGATAAAATCCATATTTGGATATTTAAGTTTGAATCCGTTTTTAGTGACGGTTGCCTTTTTGCAATTAGGAGGCACTGTAATGTTTGTCCAGAGAGGTAGTTTGAGAATGGCTATTATTACCTTTCTTTACGCTGTTTGTAATTTCGTGTTCGCATCAATAAAATAGGAGAATCTTATGTCTGAAGATAAAAAGGTAGAGCAAGTATATATTTTTGTTCCCAACGAGAAATTGTCTTTATCCCTGATGGGTAAACTTCTTCAGGGTATGTTGATGCAGGGAAGAATAGCTTACCCTCAACAGACCTATGACAAATTTACTGAGGAAGAGAAGTCGCAATTTCAAGCAGTATCTAAACCAGAGCAACCTAGGATAATAACAGGATAATTCGATATGAGTGAGGGAAATCAATGAGGGTAACTAGCTTCAAATCGGGGATAGTTTTAGTAGAAGAGGACACGCAATATAAGATAGCTTCTATGTTCATGAGACTTCAAGAATTTTACGAGAGTCCTATTGAAGGAATAAAGGACTCCTACTTTACGGTTGAGCAGTATATGGATGCATATGCCGAGTTAAATGGAAACTTTACTTACACTAAAGATTGGGTAGGATTCAATATTCCAGGGCATAAAGTAGTCGACTTTTTTAACGTCTTTTCTCCCAACCTCACTATGAAAGAGGCTAAGTTGTATAGTAGACTGAGGTTGAGTATAGAAAATTTGCAACGGTATGGAACCCTATTCTACGTACTAGGAGTCTATCGTCAAAAAGATATAGAGCATGAGTCGGCTCACGCATTATGGTATCTAGATCCTCTATATCGTAAAGATATGAAGGAAAATATTAGTAAAATTTCGTATGCAAACTATTCTTTGTTATCTGAGTCTCTTATAAAAATGGGTTATGATCATGAGATGGTAGAAGATGAGATTCAAGCATACTTGGCGACTTCGGATACTAAACTTTTACTGAAGCACTTTGACTCCTTTGCATTGTCTTTACAAGAGCCCTTCATGGAAACCTATTCTAGATACAAAACCTAAGTTAGGAGATAAATTATGACCAAGAAATCCGTTAAGTTAGACAAAAATCAGATCAATCAGTTTTTTGATTATGGCATATTGATTCCTTCTAGGATAATTTACTTGGGAGGAGAAGTGGATGCACTAATGACTGAGACGGTGGTGAAGTCTCTCCACATTTTTAAGGCCTTGAATCCTCGTAAATTGGTTACCTTGATAATCAACACTCTAGGTGGGAGTGAGTATGACGCATGGGCAATATATGATACCATGAGGAATTTGAAAATTCCAATTAAGACAGTTGCTCATGGAGCGTGTATGAGTGCTGGAACTATACTTTTTCTAGGTGGAAAGCAACGCCTAATAGCTCCCAATTGCGTATTCATGGTACACGATGGGAGCGATTATGCTGAAGGCCAGAGGAAAAATGTTGAACGTTGGGCAGAATTCGGTAAAAAGTATCGTCGATACTCTTATAAAATTTATTACGATGCTATGAAGCAAAAAAACAAAAAAATCACTATGAGTCAAGTTGAGGACATGTGCAACTTGGATACCATTTTGACTGCCAAAGAGACCGTGGCATGCGGTCTCGCTACTCGTGTACTTTAAAATTTTTCTCAACAAGAGGTTTCTTTAAGATTATGGCAGAAGAAAACATTCAAAAATTTTGGGATAACATGATTTCAGATAGTATGGATAGGGAGATCAACAAAGACAATCTTTTTAAGATTGCCCCCGTCTCACCTAAAACCTTTTTTCGAGATTGGTGTAAACCCGAGTTAAGTGGACCCCAATTGGACGCAGTTTCTTCTATAGTAGAAGAGACAGACAAGGGGTTAGAATGGAGTAGTCGATTTTGTGAATATCTTTTGTTGTGGGGAGAAGGTAGTGGCAAAGATTTTATCTGCTCTCGAATATTGACCTATGTAGCGTATTATTTGATGTGCATGTATGATCCCCAACAACACTTTGGCCTGGCTTCGGGTGAACCTATAGACCTAATCAACGTTTCATTGAGTGGTACTCATGCCAAAAACGTATTTTTTTACAAATTTAAGAGCTGTGTCCGATCAGTTCGTAATCCTGAGACAGGCAAAAATTGGTTTGTTGAGCAGGGGATGGATTTGAGAGATAGTAGGGATATCAAAACTGCTGAAGTTGAATTTAAAAATGGTATCAGAGCGCATTCGCTGAACTCCCAGAAATACGGTGGTGAGGGAATGAATGTTTTAATAGCAGTGTTTGACGAAGTAGCTGAGTTTAGAGTAGTAGACGCTCAGCAACTGTATGACGCTTTGAAATTTACCGAGACTTCTCGTTTCGGAGATAGATTTAAGTTGATTTTGATTTCCTATATGCGACACGAGAATGATTTCATGATGTACCGTTGGGGAAAAACAGAGAATGATCCAACCGTTTATAGAAGCAAAAAATGTACCTGGGAAGTAAACCCCAACAAAGTGAAAGATGATTTTAGAAAACGTTACGATGAGGATCCTGAAGATAGTGCTAGGAGATTTGAGAATAAAAATACGTCTGTTCATGAGAACAGATTTTTTCAATATCCAGAGAGAGTGATTGAGAGAATTAACGTTAATAGGCATTCCCCATTTACAGAAGAACCCCAATTTTCCACTGATTTATTGAGGTTGGATTTGCAACCGTGGTTTAGGCCTAAGATGATTGAAGAATTATATTTGTTATGCCAGAAAAAGCATCAGATAACTGAAGCAGAGCAGCAACAAAAACAATTATTCTTCAACCAACATGATACTGCTACATATTATTTGCATATAGATTTGGCTAAAGGTAATGTTCATAAGAAAAATGACTGTGCTGGGATAGCTATGACCCATAAATATATAATGAATCCGTTTGATGATTTTATGGAGCAAGATGTTTTGTATGGAGTATATGTTGATTTTATGCTTCAGTTGAGAGGAAAACCAGAGTTGAGTTTTGAGATGATTAGACAGTTTATCTACACTTTAAGAGACAACAAAGGATTTCCTATTTCCAAGGTAACTTTGGATGGATATCAGAGTGTGGATTTTCAACAGCTTCTGTCTGCTAGAGGAATTCAGACCGATACTGTATCAGTAGATAAGGATAAGGAGCCGTACAATACTTTAAAAAGTCTTCTATACGGAGGCAAGTTGAATTATTATAAATATCAGACTTTTTTGAGAGAATTGGTTGAATTGGAAGACGTGGATGGGAAAAAGGTAGACCATCCCGAGATTTCCAGACAACGTGCTATAGATGAGGGACTTGAATATGGAAGTAAGGATGTGTCTGATGCAGTTGCAGGTGCAGTTTATTCTTGCTTAAAAAGTGCTGGAGATGGGTCGGATTCCATTTGGGTGCAAGTATAGGAGTAAATATGAAGAATCGCAAACAATTGAACGTTTTTATTTTCTTGACCAACACGATTAAGTATACCCTAGGTCATAACAGTTGAGCCCGAGAATATAAGAGATACTATGGAGTTTTTGGAAGACCTCAAACTTGGTATATCGAAATTATGGGCTCCCAATGAATTGAGGAGCAACGACTATGGCAAACTGGAAGAAATATCTAAAGAAACGTGAGGTTGAGCTTCCCACTTCTAAAGTATTCGACATGACTCAACCACCCTCTGAAAGGTTGCTTAGCAAAGCTACTCAAGGAAGAGTTGATGAGTCAGATGCTTGGGGAGTGACTACAAAAGGCCAGTATTTAGATAGGGATATCAAAGTACTGGGTGCTGATGAGGATGACATATTTGACAAATACCAATTTAATAGTTGGGTTCGTGCTTGTGTGGATAAAATAATCAAAGAAGTTGTTAAGTATCAAGTAGTGGTTAAACCTAAAGATCCTACCAAAATAGATGATAAAGCCATCTTAGCAAAATGCAAAGAAGTTCAGACTCTATTGGATAACCCCAATGACAATATCGAGTCCTTTGATGATATTCGCAGAAAATTTCTTCGAGATATTCTTGTTTATGATGCTGGTGCTGTAGAGATTGTTTATGATAAAGGGGTTCCTCGAGAGTTGTATGATATTAGAGGATCTAATGTACGACTCAATTTGGATAAGCATGGGAACTTTCCCGAGGGAGAAGAAGCATACAAATTGATTTCACCAAACGATAAAAACGTGATTTTGGCTAAATGGGATATAAATGAGATCGTCTATATGATAGCAAATCCCATCTCAGGTTCAGCCTATGGCTTAAGTCCCATTGAAACACTTTGGGATGAAATTGAGAATGACGATGAGGCTTCTTTATTTAACAAAAAACTGTTGAGAAACTCTGGTTTGATTACTGGAGTATTATCTTTTGCTAATATGCCTTCTAAGAACGTTTTAAGGAATCAACGGTTGTGGCAGGAGGAAGTTAGACAAAAAGGACAAAAGCTAATTGTCACAAACAACTCGGACGTGACTTTTACCCGAGTTACCGAGAAACAAACCGATATGCAGTTTATGGAATTTCAACGGTGGTTACTCAATAAAATAATGGCAGTATATGGGA